ATGCCGAGGATGACAGGGATCAACGTCTCGAAGCGCTTGAAGTGCGCATAGCGCGAGCGAAGACTGGCACGAAGAATGATCTTCGTGCCAGTCGTGAGAACGGCAATGCCGAGTGCGTACATGATGAAGGGAAGGATGCCAGGCTTTAAGAGTGTGGCGAGCATGATGCCTCCTGCGCCTCGCAGGAGGCGAGGCTTTAGCGAAGTCCGGGTTTAAGTCTGCCCTTGTACCAAAATGGCCATGAAGGTGTGTCTTCTTGGTGCATCCAAGCTAGTGCATCTGCATGGCGGATGAAAGGCTTGTCTGCGCTTGGTCCCTCGAAGATCGCCTTTCGATGGTAGGACTGATCGACAGCGCCGATCTCTCGAAAAAGATCTGTGTCTAACCATCCCTTCAGATCTCCCGACGTGTAAACCTCGACTGGCGACCAATAATAATCGCCTGCCGCGTCAACCTCATTGCCAGGATCGAAGATTTTTCGCAGCGATAGATCATAAGATACAACGGTTCCTGCCGCGTTCTTGCATTCAAAGTATCCCTCGCCATGATTTGGATCATCATCCTCTGCCTCGATTTCGATCCAGAAAACGCCAACATCGTTTGTGTCCGAGGTTTGCCGAGGTAACACTTTGGCGAATCCCCCTGCCGTATGACAGTTGCCAAGTCCTTCCTGCGCCTGACTGATCAGGATAGCAGGCTTGTCTGTATCGATAATGATCAGGAAATCATCATAAGTGTAACCTGACGCAACATTTTTAGGCACAAACTCGAGCCCTCTAGGCGTTTGGGTTGTTGTCTTGTCTGGAAACCATGCGGCAGCAGCAGTGCCGTTTGCGGCAGGCAATCCGCCTGCGCTATTGTAGTCGCCTCCAAAAGACAAAGTTGGCAAATCGCTGTATGGGATGTTGAAACGATCGACGCTGTTGTCTGCGCTAAAGGCAAACCAAATCGCAGGATAGGTGTGTCCGTTTGTGCCTGTATTTGGCGCATCCTCGACATACTGGAAATAGTCGTATGAATCCGCCGATCCGCCTGGCATAGCATCGCGAGCATAGGCACGATCAGTCAGCGCTTGGTTTTCGAGTGCCATGCCCACAATCAGGCTGGTATCGCTATCGATCAATTCGACCTCGAAAAACCTACCCTTGCCATTGCTAGTACCGTATTCGGCAATTTCTCCCACCTTTGCGACTGCGCCAGGCAAGGCTACATTCCAGGGATTGCCCAAACCATCGCCGTTCAAAAACAGATCTCGCCATGCCTCGATCAGAGCGCGCGCGCGCGTTTCAGATGTGCCAGGCAACGCATACTGCGAAAAGGAAGATTGCCAGTGTCCATAATTAGGGACCAACGGCATCAGGAAAGAATATCGAGGCATGATGTTTCCTTAGACTTGAAGTTGCTGAATCCAGTTTGTGACTCCTGCAAGGTACGCAGGCAGTGTATACCAATCGCCGATTGTAACCGAGTAGACATCGGCATCGAGGTAAGAGGCAACGCTAGGAACCTTGCCAATGCTTATCGCGTTGTCTGCAACGCCTGCCTCGGTTGCGATCGTGTCGCTGTCCTGCAAGGCGCCTCCAACATAAAGCCTGGCAGTATCGCCATCGCCGATAACGAGGACTTCGAGCGCATAGGGCGCCGATCCTGGCAGCGCATAATTGCATTCCCAAAGGATGGCGCCTGCGCTGTTGAAACAGGCAGCGCGCAGCGTTGGCGTTCCGGTATCATCAACGATCGCAACCTCGAAGCCTCGCCCTGTATCGTGCGTGGCGAGAATAGCACCGTGATAGCCTCCGACAGCGGTTGGAATGGAAATCACATCCAACTTTGCGCCAAACGTAAAAACGCCTGTCTCGTGTGCGTATCGCAACGTTGATGTGCTGCCTCCAATTAACTGCGAGGCATCTGCCGATCGAAGTTGCAAGGGATCGGAAGCGTCGATATTCACGGCAGTGAAATCGACGCCATCTGCGCCAACCGAACTCCAAGAATCCAACGCTGGCGCGCTTACAACGCTCTGCCCTGCGTTGGACAAAAGCGAAACTTGCGCCTCATTAACCGAGTAGTACACGATCGCCTGATGGTCTTCAGGAACCGCGCGCGCTGCCGCTTCCGGGTTTTCTGCCTCGGCGACATTTGCATCAATCGTCTGACCCTCTACCCGATCCGCAAGATCATCGCTGGCGAGGTAAACGGATTCAGGCGCAGTAAGCGCCTCGAGTCCGATGCCCTGATCAGGGCGACGCGGCAGCATTGGTGTGATCATTGGCATGGCGTTTCCTCCTGCGAAGCGTTCAACCGAGGCAAGGCGCGATGCCGACATAAACAGCGGTTGCGCCTCCACCATTCAGTTTAACATAAAGCTCGCCAAGCGTAGCGACTCGAACCAATTCCTTGAATCCCTTCGAGGCAGTCGCAGTCAAGCCAATGCCTTCGTTGACGCCATCAAACACGGTATCGCCGATCGACTCGCCGAGGATGTCGAAATTGACATCGCCTCCTGTTGGTCTGATCGTGACTTCACACCAAATCGCCTCGCTAACGTCAACGCCATCGCCATCGTTTGGATCGGCGTTCGTTCCGCTGGCAACATTGATCGCTGTCAATACAGGGCCAATCGCTGCGTTCTTGCGCGCCAGCGTGGCAAGTGAGTCTGTGGAAAGTGGCATTTAATTCCTCGAGTTCGATGGTTTCGGGAGGCAGCGCAGGAGGCTTCAGAGCAAGCAAAGCGCGACATAAAGGTTTTCACCGGCAGTGTGTGCCTCGGCGAGCGTATTCGTCCAAGATCCAGCCTTGAACTCTTGTGGATAAACAATCCAGGTATCAGAAGGCGAGGCGCCATCTGTGTGGCCGACAACAACGCCTTTGTAGACTCGAACGTTGTTTGAACTCCAGACAAACGCCATAGGGATCTTGTATTGAGGACTTGCGAGGCTGCCCGAAGTCGTGAATGTCGCTGCCGTCAGGCTTCCTGACACACTCATATTGTGGACAGGCAAACCATAATCGAACGAAATGACGCCAGATCCGTCAGCAACGTATACGCCAAGCGCAATCGCCTCGAAGACATTCAAGGCGCGCAGTTTGGAAAATGCAGCCTCGAGTGTGCCTGTCGCAGTCGAGGCGCCGAGAAACTCGATCAGGTTGGCAGAGCGATCATACTGCGCATATGCCTGATTCGTCGGTTCCTGTTTCGTCAGGTTGGCTTCTGACGAATCGCCGAGGCGCCATTCATCCGATCCTGCGATCGTCTTTGCGATCAGGTTGCCTTCGCCAAGCGTGCCATCCTCGCCATTCATGTAGATGCGATCGTTGGCAGCGTTCCCGCTGATGATGCCTGTTGCCTTGAATGTTGTTGCGATCAGGTTGCCTGCCTCGAGATCGTGCAGCGCTGCCGCAAGATCCTCGAGGCGCAAGCGCGAATTTGCCTGATCGTAGACAAGGCGCGCAGCATTCGTTGTGTTGCCAACGATGATGTTGCCTGCGCTACGCAGGCTGTTCACAACGAAGGTGTCTGTAACGCGAGTGTCTGTGATGTCGCTCGTGAGGAAGGAAGTTGCTGCGTTCCTCACGAGGACTTCGGCCACTGGCATGTATCCAGATGGAACACTCGGCGCAACTGGCACTGCGTCAACAACGCCTTGTACGATCACATACTCCCAATTGTATTCGGCAGTTTGGTTGCGCGTTTTCTTCGAGATCGAGTCATCGACAGGATCGAGGACATCAACCGATTGCGGTTCGCTTTCAGTGATGACAGCGCGCACTGCGAGCACGTCGATTCGATCGTTTCCGCTGGCATCGCCATTCGCCTCGAATGGAATCGTTGCCTGTTCGTCAATGATGATCGGTTGGTAATCCGATGTGTGGTTTTCTCCTGATTTGGCGTACTGAATGGCAACACCAGGCTCAAGATAAATCGCAAGCGAGGCAGGGACAGGCGATGCAACGCCTGCATCGCCGATCCAGTAAGACGCTGCGCGCGCATCATCCAAACCGAACAGCACTGTTGCGGCAGCGTTCCAACCGGAACGAAACGCGCGTTGCACCTTCGTTTGTGAGAGCAATTCATACGCAGACTGTAGAGGACGAAACAGTTTCAGTGTCATGCCAAACCCTTTAAAATACCGTCAAAGTTGCCGAAAAGCGCACTGATCATAGCGCCTTGTGCTGTATCCCTTACCTCGATCGAAGATGCAACGCCTGCCGCTCTCGCTTCCTCGAGGATTTTGATGATCTCGAGGGTTAGGAAGCGCCTCGAGGCGTCATCGTCATCGCCCTGATAACCTGCGTCAGTGAACGAATGATCTGTGAAGAAATTGCGCGCCTGATTCCTCACTGGCCACACTGGCAAGATGACTCGAAACAGGTATTTCGGGTGATCATCCGGCAGCGTGATAGATCGAGGATCGTCAACGAAAAACGCTCTGTCGAGGAAGCGCAGGCGAGGCTCTGACAACTTCGCGTCAAAACCTTCGCCGAGGTAGTGGAAGATCAGGTTGTTGATCCTTTCGAGGATGGCATCAGGAGTAACAGCGCGAGCTTTGATGATCAGGCGTTCCCTGTAATCGTCATCCGATTCGCCAGGGAACCTTTCAACGCCGATTTCAGCGCCGATCTCGTCAAGGTATTCATCCTCGCTTGTTTGCCTGAATACCAGCGCCAGGAAGGCTTCTGCCGTCAATTCCGCTGTCCTGAAAAGGGCAGCAAGCATCGACAGCAAAGCGTAAGCGATCGGTTCTTCTCGAAACCATCGAGGCGAGTTTGATGCCAGTTGATCGAGGATTTCTTGTTTGGTTCGTGCCATCAGGCAGCCTCGACAAAGGTTGTAGTGATTCCCGCTGCGCGCCATGCAGTTGCGCCTGCGTTAAGCCTGGCGAGGACATCAGCAACAACAGCGCCAGAAACGATCGTCAGCGAGATCGTAACAATGCCTGCGCCAAAGTCTTCGAGGACTTCTGCCGAGGTAACATCTGCGTCTGACTCGGCGTAGAAGCGCAGCGCAGGAACCGTTGCGCGCGACAAATTCAAGATCCAATTCAGAGCGCGCGCTCTGAAGTCTGCATCTGTTTCATCAACTTCACGCTCAAGGCCATAACGGTCCCTGATGATGAAGTCGAGATCGCTGCCTTCTGCTGTCGAAACAAACGCAGTCAGGAAGCGTTTGACCATCCATCGAAGGACAGCCTTCGCCTCGGTTGCTGCTACACCAGTAAAAGCGTCGAGCCAACTGCCTGCGCTAAAGTCGTTAAACTGATGATCAGGATTCGCAACAAGTTCGCTCTCGCCTTCATCGTATAGATCTTGAAATGTCGGGATCGTTGGCATCATTCAACCTTCAGGTTTCGCCTTGTGAGTGTCTCGCCATTTGCACTGATCGTCAGATCGAAGAAAACCGCGTTGTTTTCAGCGTAGAAGGCGATCTTGTATCTGTCGATACTCTCGAGAGCATCGAGAGTAATCACGCTGTCTCGATACGCTTGCTGTAGAATGCCAGGCGAGGCAGGTTTACCTGCGTACCTCGACAACCCTGCGCCGATGTCAGGGCGATGCAGGATGCCTCCCCTTTCCTGCATCAACAGCCTGATGGTCTGGATCATCACGCGCTCGATCCCTGTCATCGAAACAAGGTCGCCTGACTCGGTTGTCGCAGGCGTTTTCACGTCTCGAATAAACGTCATTCCTTGATCCTTCCTTCAACGCCATCGACTTCCACAACAGCGAACTCGATAAAGTGCGCGATGATGGCATCTGCCATCCTTGTATAACCTGCCTTCACTGCCTCGATCTGCTCTGCCTGCTCTGGATTCGTGGGATCAAAGATGCCGTCAGCGATCATCTGATCAACAACTGCCTGCGCCATCGTTTCGCCATTCATCGCCATCATTCAACCCTTTAGCGTTGCGTCAAAGATCGCCTTTGCTGTCACGATCTCGAGTTGGATCGAGGTAAACACTGCCGAGGTTGTCAGCGTTTGCGGTCCAATGAGAGTCAGCACTTGCGTTTGTGAAAGCGTTGTCAGCGTTTGGATCTGATAGCGCAGGCTATCCGAGATCGTCTGCAACACTTCTGCCGAGGCATTGCCGATCGAGATCTTGCCTGAAGGCTTCATTTCGACTTTCAGCGGTCCAACCTCGAGTGTGATGCCTTGCGATGCCTTGATCTCGGCGAGCTTATCTGCCTCGAGGTAAAACGCGCCTTCGCGCGCCATAACTTGGATGTCTTCGCCTCGAGGTGGCGCCCAAATCGTTTTTCCTGCCTCGGTTATAGGCAAGTCATCAGCGCCATCGTATGGCGCCAGCGGAAGCAAAAGAAACACTTCCTCGAGGCTATCGCCGAGGATGGCGCATAACCACAACTCGCCCTGCCTCGGAATGCCATAAGGCGCCCTCCTGCCTCCAAGTAATTCAGCGATCGGGTTTTCGTCAGGCTTTCCGAGGATGTCGATCTGTGCGCTGATTCTACCGTCATCCTCGGCGCCATCCTCCAAAAGCACGCAAAGCGCGAAGGATTCCGCTTCGCGTTTTAGCCTGCGCAGTTGCGCAGCAATTTTGCCTGTCGCTGTCATAACGTCTCGAGATCAACTGTCAGGAAGGCTGATGCCTTGCCAGTGAACTTATAACCGTTGTCAGGATCATATTCGTGCGTCGCCATATCAACGAAGAATGGAGTATCAATCGCGCGCCATCCTCTTGATAGAACTTCTGCAACCTGTCTTGTGTATCCCTTCAACAACAAGGCTCTGCGCTTTCCATCAGGCGTAATGTTCGCCTCGAGGATCTGCCTCGAAGCCTTCGAGATCAGGATCTTGACTGGCGATCCATTCAGAACATCTGTCATCGAAATTACATCGCCTTCGCCCTGAATGCGACGCTCTGCGTTGTATCGCCTCACAGTCATGTCATTCGTAGAAAAGCTAACAGAAACTTGCTGTTGTGCGTACCTTGCGTGAATCTGCGCAGCGATGTTTTCGAGGATGGCAACCGTTGGCGCAGGATGCCTGATCACAAACTCATTGATGATCGTCTGCGTCTTTTTCTTCGATCCTCGCGAGGTTTTCACAACTCGCAAGGCATCGCGAGGATTTGGCGGATAGCTGCCGCTTATCGTCTGGTTGTTCTCGTGATCGATCGCGCTGACTCGAATGTTAGGCAGATCTCGAACGCCAAACTTCCTTGTGATTTCCAGGCTCGTCAGGTTTTCGGCAGTTACGAAATAAGGGATCAAATCGCGCGTTGAATCGAACGTGCGAGGCGCCTGTATGACAACCGAGTCAAACCGAACAGTACAGACAAGGCCAACCTTCAGGCATAGTTGAAACATGCCCTCGAAGATTGTGGCATCAGCCTTCGCTCTGAAGGTTTTTCGCTTGCGCCCTTTCCCGCCTGGCACGATCGGCGCCGAGGCAACATCGAGGCGAAGTTTCATAGGTTCGGTTGCAGGAGTCGAATCGAGGATCTCGCGCAAGATGACATCGATTGGACGATCCAGGGCGACACTCCTGCCCTGCCATTTCTCATCCAAAAGCAAGCCTTTGTAGTCTCGCCCTGACATAGATACGAGCGTTCCATCGTTCCCGAATTTCTTGCCTAATTCGTCCGCTATGCCGAGTCCAACGCGCGTTGTATCACTCGGTTGCAGGTAGCGATCGGCAGCGCCAACATCAGCAATATGCATGTCGAGAGTCACGCTGCGAAACAGCCTCGGATCGGCAGGGAAATAACGCTCGTCGATCTCGATCTCGAACTTGTCTGCCGTTTTGATGTCATTGGATTCGATCTTGATCCTCGCAGGCAGTATGTCAGGGATGCGGATCAAGCCTTCCTCGATCGTCTCGATCGACTTATCGAATGGCAACAACGCCATCGTCGCGCGCGCTTGCGGATAGTAAGTGCGATTCATGCGTCAAACTCCACTGGCACGATCAAGGAATCGCCAACCTCTACAACCGGCGATTCGAGATCGTTGGCATCGGCGATTTTCTCCCACAAGGTGAAATCCTTGTAGTAAAGCCTCGCGATTGTCATCAGGGATTCGCCTTCGCGGACGATATGCGTTCTTGTCGAGGTTGGCTTGATCGCCTCGATGACGAGCCTAATAAGCTCTGCGAGGCTTCGCTGTATCTGCGCCGATTGCCTGTCGATGTCATCTGACCAATCGCGCGATGCAACAGCTTTGACGCCTCCTGCCGTAGACAGGATGTCGAAAGTGGCAGCCTTCGTGCGCGCCCTGATGCCTTGCAGACCAAGCAAGGGCAGATAGGCAGCCTGCGCTGCCTGGCGTGCTATGTCGGCAGTGAGTTCAACCGTCGATGTGATGCCATCGAGGATGGTCAACACGTTCGCAATCTGCCCTTGTACTGCAAGGATCTTGGTCTGCATGTCGAGAAGGAACGCTTGCGCTGTATTCAACGGCGAGTTGAAAGAAAGCGCTGCCAGCGCATCGACTCGATCAACGAGCAGCGAGGCGCTATCTACCGGCGAGGTTCGCAGACTCGAAATAGGGATAAGCTCTGGAGGTTGGGACCAATACACATCAACCTTGATCTTCCATTCAACAAGATCATCTCGAATGTGATTCGCATCGAAATGGAGGATTCCCCATCTTTGCCAAGTCAACCATTCAACGCGCACAATCTCGGATCGAGCGCGCATTGCCTCGAAGGCAGTGGCGAGTTGTTGCGCCCTGCCGTAATTGCCTGACTGCCTGTCATCCCACTTGCCAGAAACCTCGATCGGTTTGTAGGCATCGCCGAGATTCTGAACAGAAGCCTGATTCCTGCCGCCGTATCGCGTCGGTTTCGTGCGCGTTTCGCTTCCGAAGTTGATCGGCGAGTTTGGCAAGTCATAGAAGGATGCCAACTCGATAGATAGCGTTGGATCGACTGTCGATGTGAAGATCAATGCAGGCATATCTTAGAATCCTTCCATTGGATCGATCTCGCCGATCGCATCCATTACTGACGTTCCGGTGATGTCCTCGAGGCGCAAGGCGACACGATCAGGATCTGCCTCTGTGACAACATCGACGTTGTTTGTCACGCTGACGTTGATGTTAGGCGCTGCCTTTTTCGACAGCGTTTCGATCTCTTTATCCTGCCGTTGTTTCTCGAACTCTCGCAGGCGCCGATCTGCAAGCTCTGCGTATTCGCGATCTGACGCTTCCTTGCGTCTTTGTTTGCGCAAGTCGTATGCCTGGCGTTCCGCTTCCTTGCGCGCTTCCTCGGATTCAGCAAGGCGCCGAGTGAACGCATTCGATACAAAATCGCCGGTAACAGACATGATGCCGCCTGTTGACGCCTGGCGCGCAATATCGCCAATGGCCATCGCTGCGCCCTGAAAGAATGCGATCAAGTGACTGAATGCAGTAGTAACCCTTTCAACAGCCTTCACTGCTGCGCCGAGGATGCCAACAACGCCAGTGCCAAGCCAATCAGCAAAGTCCTTCACTGCCTGCCCGAATCCGCTGCCGCCTCCTAAACCGAACTGCGCAGTAATCGTATCCAACGCCAGGCGCAATTCCTCGATCGAGTTATGGAGGAAAACCGTTGCTTCGTTCGTGTTGTCTCGCAGCACGCGCATCGTTCCTGCGATCATTCCGAGGACGATAAGCAAGGGCGCTGCGACAACGCCAATCTTTGCGAACGCGATGCTTGCGCCTTTGATCGCAGGTAAGGCTGCCAGAGCGCCTTTCTTCATCAATCCAGGCAGGAACATCAACGCTTGTGCGCCTGCGCCTGCTACTGCCCTTCCTGCGCCTCCTGCGCGCGCTATGGTGTTGATTCCTCGCGCGCGCATCATCCCTGCGCCTGCTCGAAGCCTGCCAGGCGCTGCGCGCGTCCTATCGTAAATGCCGCCTGTCCCTGCCAGCGCAAATATGGCATCGCCAGCGAGTGAACCGAGGCGCCCTGGCGCAGCACGCAACGCGCCTGCGCCTCGAGACAATCCGGCAGCGCCTCGAGATACAACCGAGGATGCGCCAGCGCCGATCCCTGTAGGCGTAACCATTCCTCCGAGTGAGGTTGCGCCAAGCAAGGCAACGGTTTTCTTCATGGCAACGCCAGTGCCAAGCGCGAGGAAGATCTTCAGGTTATCAGTCACGAAACCGATCATCCTGCGCACGTTCCACCATGCATCGTATAGTCCCTCCCCTACTGCCTCGGCGAAGGACTTGATCTTTTCTTCGTTTCTTTCGATGAAAAGCAACCCTTCACGAAAACCATCCTTCATCGCTCCAAACAAGGGATTAAACCCTGTTTTCAGCGTATCGTTGGCGCGCTGTTTCAGCGTGCCAAACATGCCGGTTATCGTGTTCCCGAATGCCTTGTTTGCTTCGTCTGTGTCCTTCAGGACATCGTTTAGGGCGAGGAAAACCTTTTCGGGATTCGATTGCGCGATTTTGTTGAATTGCTGCGTTGCTTTGTCACCGGCAGCGGTGATTTCCAGAGCGTCAAAAAGCTGTCCTCGAAGATTCGAGAAGAGCTTGTTGTCTGCGCCTCCCTGCCCTGCGAGGATCTGCGACAAATCGCGCCCTGTCTGATCAATATCGCCACCTCCAAGCGTGAAGGCTGCTGCAAGTCCTCGCCCTGCGAACTGAGTGATCATTTTATCGTCAGGATTGAACTTGGCGAGTTGTGGCGCTGTCGCCTGAAAGATCGTCAGGAAATCGCGCCCTTCGCCTGGCGACAGCGCCGAGGCTCTATTAAACGACTCCATAAGGCGCCTTGCGCGCGTTAGGCCATCGTTGAATGTGTGAACCTTGTTGACGGCGAAAACAGTGGCGATCGAGATCTCGGCGTTTTCAGCCTCGCTGGCAAGCCTGCCAACATGCCTCGCCAATAATCCGATGCCGCCGATGATCGCTGCGCCTGCGACAGACTTTAGCGTCGAGGATAGGCCAGAAAACGAGTGATTCGCATCCTTCGCCTTCTGATCGACACGATCGGCAGACTGCGCAAGCCTGTCCACATTGCCAGTTGCTTGCGCAGTGTCTGCCTCATATTTCGCTCTGATTTTGTAGAGTGTGCCGATCATCCTTTGCTGCCCTTTTTCTCGAGTCGCGTTACTGCCTTCAAGGTATCAAACCATGAAAGCAATTCAGGTATAGGCAAGGATTCAAGCCAACCAAGCTGTTGTTTGCCATGCCTGCCGAGGATCATGCATCGCATATCAATAGCTTTCAGGATTTCTTTTTCTCGCCCTGGCATCGCCCAAACAGGGCGAGTGTAGGTTCTAAAGGCACACTTCAGATGCATCCTGCGCAGCGGTTCCCACAATTGCGGACTGACAGCATAGTCATCCAACTTGTGGACATCGCGCGCTTCGCCATCGTCGTCTATCCATCGACGAGCGAGGACAAAAAATCCTCGCGATCTCCTGCCGAGGATGACATTGCGTCTGACATGATCTGATACAGCGCAGACTGTTGTTTTTGCGTAAACACTGCATCGATGGCATCGCCTCGAAGATCGTTGTAATCGAGTTTACGATCGCCCTTCTGACGCACACACAAGCGAACGATATTGAGCTTGGTTTCGGATGAAACAACCAACTCGCCTCGCCTGTCGAATTGCCTGGCGATTTCTGATGCCCTGGCAATGGTTTTCCTCGAAGGAACCTCGAAGACAACAGGGATCGTATCGAGGACTTCTTTGCCTTCTGCATCCTTGATCCAGCCTTTGCCAGTCGCCAGATCAACGCGCCTCTTATGCCCTTCGCTGTCATAAACAGGAGTCAGCGTATCCAATGCTGCGCTAACCTCACCTTCTGTTGAAGTGGTCAAATGCATGAAGACATCCAACAACGTTCGCTGTTGTTTGGGAGAAAGATACTTGTCGATCTTGCTTCCCTCGAGGTTGCCATAGCCAACCGGATCATCGCCGATCCTCACAAGGCACACTCGAAGTTGGTTGTATGCTGCCTCGGTTAACGCTGCCTGCTCGCCTCGAGACATATGCACTTTGGCAAACTCGAGTGCTGTGTTGTTGAGCGCGCGATTTGGCACCTTGAAGGCGACAGTTAGCTTTTCGTCACTGCCTTCGATGGCGAGTTTGCCTTGTTTGATGACATCTTGGATCTGCGCTGGCGCTTGGTTTTCAGACATGATTTTCATTCCGTTGTTCGGTTAGTAAAAAGGCGCGCAAGGCACTGTTTACCTTGCGCGCCTGCCATATATTCGGCGATGTGCGAGGAAGATTAAAGCTCGATCTCCTCGGCGAATCCAGACATGAACTCGACGGTTGTTTCTACGGCATCATTCTTACCGCTGATGCTCTCGCTGAAACCAAAGACGCAGTTAGGGTAAAGGTACGCCTTCGAGGATGCGATCTCGGGAACATAGATTGTTCTCACGATCTGGAATTTCGGCGTTCGCAGTTTGTCGCGCGCAGCGTTGCGGATGCGCATTTTGATGTCATTCAGGACATGCGAGTCCACACGAAACGTCAGGTTGCCTGACTCGCCTTCGTACACTTGCGTAGTGTCCGCTTCGTATTCGCCGAGTCGGTTATCACGTTCGTTCGTGACATCCATATTGAAGTTGCCAGATGTCGGATTCCCGATGTTCTCGATCTGGATCGAGCCGTCATCTGCAATCGAGACAACCTGGATTTGGATGTCCCTGCCCCTAGAAAAATCGCTCATTTCACCTTTCCCTTTCTTGGCGCCTGCCTCGGCGCATTAGCCTGACGTTCGTTATTCAGTCTCGGCGCTTGCCTTATGCGGCAGCGCCGATCACATCCTCGATCACGATCGACTCGCCTGCCACAAGGTTGACGATCTGATAACGGATCTCGCCATGGCGCAGGATCGCGAGTTGGTAAACGATCGAGTTGGCGACAGCGCCAGGCACAGCAACAACCCCTGCATCTTCGATGAATGACGTTTGCGGGATTTCAGGGTTGCCTTTCAGCGTCTTGATCGCGCTCTGCGCCTGCGCCAACGCTAGGCGCTTGTATGCCTGCATGTTTGGCTTGCCAGTGAATGGCGCGATGGCAGTGCCGATCGTCTTTGCTGCGATGTCAGTGACTCGCCTCGAGGAAATCAGCGGTTTGGTTGTGTCAGTCGTCAGATTTGCGTGAAACTTATAGGCGCCTCCCCCGAGGTTTTCGAGAAGGATGCCGCCTGCGTCATCTGCTGCAATCTGCGCTGCGCGCGACAAGTCCGATCCTGTCACTGGACCTAAAACGGACTTCAGGAGGCGCCTGCAAGCATCTTCATCGGCCAAACCGAAGTGAGGTGGCAAGGATGCCAACACTGACGCAGCGAAGGCTGTCATATGCACATCGTACACAGTGCCGTTGATGCGTTGCCTGACGCCATGAAGGCAAATGCCAAGCCTGTCATCGCTGACAGCGCCTGCGATGGCAGTTGCGGCATCGACATCGCTCAAATCAGCATAATTGCCTTGCGTGAATCCGAAGGCTCGCTTTTCAGCGACAAAGGATTGCATCGCCGATGTGATCGCTGCCGAGGCGCGCTCTGCGATGAAAGCAATGGCGCTGTCTTCGCCTGCCTCGAGGATGCGCAAGCCTCGCACATCTGCGACGCCTCCAGTAAAGTCAGCGTCAACAAAAGTGCCGTCATCGCCTCCAGTGAGGTTAACAGCGCCTCCTGCATCCGAGGCTTCGAGTGTATCGCCAGTGCCAACAGTCTCGAAGACAAGATATTCATCCTCGAGATCTGCAACGGTTGCGAGTTCTGCGCCTGCGAAGGTTCGCTGATACCCGTTCCAAGTCACCGTAAAATCAAAGGTGTCATCACCGTTGTTCGTATATTCGATCGCGATCTCGTTTCCGACTGCGCCAACATACTTCGCGGTTGCCTTGAATCCGTTGGCGCCGATCGTCCTCGAGGCTTTTGCGGCATCGGCAGCGACAGCGCGCACGATCTCGAGAATCGGGAAAAACTTGCCTGTCAGCGCCTTCACGCCTCCATAGGCAACAGGGTTGCTTGCCTTCCCAAACAAGGTATCGACAAGCGTTGGTGTGTCGCTGATGCGATGAATGACGTTCGGTTCACCCCATGGGAAATCACCGACAACTTGAACAACATTCGTGCCTTCGATGGTAGGCGCTTGCGGAACTTGTTGCTCGTTGATGTAAGTGCCATCAGTGGCGAACCAATCGAGGGGATTGTTACTGTAGAAGATTCCCATTTTAGGATGCCTCGGTTTCGAGAGTGATAGTAAGGATCGGCTCTGTGCGAGTAACTACGATCGGCGCAGTCGCCATGCAAGTGAACAAATACGTGGCGTATCCTTCACTTGCGCTGTTTTGGTTTCTTTGTGCCTGGCGATTTACGATGAATCGCGCGCGATGGCCATATCCTTCGCCTAAAGCGAGTTCAAGATCCCTTTCTTCGCCGTCGATCGAAGGATAGAAAATCTCTCGAATTTTCGCCAGTATCGAGGACAATTCGGTTTTTGACTTGGCGTAAATCCAAACCTGCAAGGGCAGATCTTCGAGGTAAGCGCGACGCTTCACGACGATCATGTTTCCCTGCCCATCAGGCGTTTCTGAAAGGATCTTTTTGTCATCGACTTCATCGCCTTCGCCTGACTCGATAACAACAGAAGGTAAGGCAAAGTCAGCGCGAGAATCGCCAACATCTTGAACAGGCATACCTCGCTCAACCTTGCCAGTTGCAAACGCTGGCACACTCGCAAGCGCCGATTCGATGGCGCTTGCGAGTGCATCAACAATCAATCCCTCGAGGTTAATCATTTCTTGCCCTGCGCTGCATTTCTTAGCTCAACTTCAACCATCAGGCGCGCAGTGCCAGCGAGGCGAGGCAGGTTGCGTTGCACCATATGATGCGCCTTCGTTCCCTTCTCGGCGATGCTATCCGCAATGCGCATCGCTCTGAATCTGATGTCAGCGTCAGCTTGTGAAATGTCTGTGATGTTCGTGCCTCGCCCTTCCTTCCTCGACAACCATTGGACGATCGGCAGTAATGGAGGGCGATGCGGCCTAGTGCCTTCCTCGAGGAAAAGAATATGCGGAGCATCGTTATCCAAAACTGCCCCATCAGGAGTGCGATACACTTGCCAGGCAGCGCGCGCATTGCCTCGATCGACTGGCGTTGCTTCTGCAACGATAGCCTCGCCGATCAAGGCGCCCTTGTAGAGTCCTCGCGCTATCGCCTTCGCAGCGCGCTTCGAGTCCGCTTTCAGGACTGCGCCGAAATCTGCGCTGTCTACTGTGAACCGTTTCTCACTCACTCTCTTACCTCGAGATCTGCGCGCCTGAATGCAACCTCGCCATCCAATTCAAAAGGCAGGACGTTCATAACCTCGAAGATCATGCCTTTCCATTCGATCCTGTCGCCTTTGCGCAAGATGTCATCAACGAAACCTGCGCGCCATTTGTCAGAAGATCTGTCACCGGCAGGCGTTTTCTTTCGCCTGCCGGAAACCTTGAAGACAGCAAGCGCGACATCCTCGCGCTCTTCATCGCGCGAATCATACTCGCCGAGGTAGTTTTGTACGCCTCCGCTGTATCGCACTCGAACCGCATTCGGTTCTTCTGGAATCCAGGCGCGCACATTGTCTGCCGCAACGTTGCGCATGATTTCATATGGAAGCGTATAAGGCACACCTTACCTCGATGTTCTAGGCCCTTGAAGGGGATTCGCGTTGTTCTCGGCAGCGCGCGAGCGTTTTAGTTCCATCATCCAATCTCGACGCGAGGCGCGCAATTCAGACATCTTGCCTTGCCAGGCAACAAAGTTGCCCTCGAAGGATTGCTGATTAGGGCGAGGACCAAGCGCCCTGATTTCATCGTCGATCTCACGAATGATGGTTTCAATCTCGCTGACAGTGTAAAGGGACATCAGAGCCTCTTATCTGGTGTTTGCGAGACTCGAGGATTCAGTTGCGCCATGCCTTGCGCTTTTAACTGAATCGCTCTGTCTCGAGTGACTTTGCGATGCGGAAACTTGCGCATCGATTCGAGAGGATTGATCACAAGGTCGCCGTTTTTGACAGGCTGCCCGATAGGGTGGCAAGTGATCCAGATGATCTCGTCATCATCTCCCAAAAGATGCGCGCTGCCACCGCTCTCGTCAACGCTGGCAGCCTCGGCGCCTTCTTTCGCATCATCGGCGCTTGAATTGCCTTCTGTGCCTTCTGCTGCCTCCTGCGAGGTTTCAGGGTAGTATCGCGCTGCGATTTCCTCGATCGACATTTCTTTACCGTTTGGAACCGTCAAAGGCGCGATGGCATCCTCGACAACGATGCCGAGGCTATCGAGAGTCTCGAGGTTTTCCACGATCTTATCAGCGATAGATTCTGCGCTTCTGCCTCGGATCGACAGGCTTTCGCCCTTCTCGGATGCGAGCGCCTCGAGAGCTTTGCCAGCAAGGCGCACATCCTCGAAGGACATCTTATCGAGAGTCTCGCGCAATGCGTCGATGCGCTGCTGTTGTGAATCGACCTCGGTTGCTTCTGCGACTTCCTCGAGGCTCTCGGTTGCTTCCTTCGTTGCTTCAGACATTGCAGCCTTCCTTGTTGTTCGATGGATATGAAAAAGGCGCTGCGCGTTATGCGCAGCGCCTTTAAAGTCGCTGAAAAGCTAGGTTCGAGTCAAGATCAGTACAACTTGACTTTGCGGATGATGAATCGGCGTGATGGCGCAGGAATGCCGTTATCATACATCCTGATTCCAGCCTCGGGAGGATCGCCGCCTTCTTGCAGGAAGTCGTATCGAGGTTGCGAAGCATCCTGACGGTTGAGCTTGTTTTCTGCCGAGTGCCAAACGAAAGGCCCGGTTCCTGTCATCGGATCAACCTCGACAGTCACGAGGGCATATCCATCGCCGATCGGATCGGCGAGCCCGGCAGGCGTTTCGTATTGCTTATGCCAGGTTACATGACGAATGCCATCAAACATAAACTGATCGTAGGTGCCAGGGATGCCGTCAGGATCACTAGGCTGGATCGGTTGGTACTTGTTGGCGATGTCAGGAACCGAAAGCAACTGCCCTGCCGTTGCAGCGTTTACGAAGATCAGGTTTGGCGTCATGTCGATGCCTGCCGCATCGCGATAGCCTGCCTTGATCCTTCGATACTCGACAAGAGGTTTCACGCCTGCCGCATCGCTGAAATCAGTACCGCTTTCAGGGTACGAACCGGCATCGGGCAGATCGGTGATTTCTGTCGAGTAGTCGATCACGATCGCGATGTCGCTGTTTTCCGCATCCTCGCCGCTTTGGTAGGTGTAGATTCCAGCGGTTGCCATCGCGATGAAGGATTCAACAACGAGGTTGGTTCGATAGTATTCGAGGCGATTGGTTGCGAAGACCACATCCATATCACCGATCGAGGCAACATCGCCATCCTGCAACTGGAAACCTGGATCGTGCAATCCATACATCCAAGCGTTTTTGATGTGAAACGGCTCAACGAGCGTTTCACGAAATTCGCCGTCTCGGATGCGAACCGAACGATCGGCAAAACCGACGATCGAGGCACGACCATTCGTTTTCACGATCTGATAGCGCCTCATGATCGAGCCTTTCGGCAGTTGTGGGTTGAACTCATGAGGAACGCGCGTTGCAAAGTCGAGGACTTCGCGATGCGGGATATTCTCTTCATCGATCACATTTGCGAGGTACTCTTGATCGACATCCTCGCGACGCAAATAACGCTTGCGCTCTGCCATTGTCTTGACTCCATTGCAGTGTGTGGAAGGCAGGCAAAGCGCCTGCGTTGTGTCATCTTATCGGAGCCTGCGCCCTCGTGCGAGGATGGCGCAGGCGAGGTTTCAGGATCGAGTGTCTGTGTTGAACTCGATCATTGGTTGCATCGCCGTCTTTGCATCAGGGAACAACCCTTTGCAGGTTGCCTCGACAACCTCGCCATGCTTTCGAGTCGGCATCAGGACGTTTGCAGGCTCAACGCCGTTACCATAGTCCAGATAGACGGTCTTCGAGGAAGGCTTGTATTGCCCTCGAGGCGTATTGATGATTCGCGCGCCTGCGCTGACGGTTCCCGCTGCGCCATCAACAGTGATGGTATCAGCGCCTGCGTCGATGGCAGTGACGTTGCGCGCGCCTGACACTCCCTCGATCGTCACAACATCGCCAACGCGAAACGCGAGATCATCCGTTGCATTCTCGAACGTGAAGGTATTGACGCTTGTGTCAGCCTGAAGGGTTGCAACCGAGACACTCGGATCGACATGCAAGGCGCCATCATCTGCAACGGTGATGTTGCGATCGAGCGTCAGCGTCTTTGTTGACTTGTTGATCGCAGTGATGCGCGCAGGGAACACTGCGCCTGCGTAGAAAAGCCAATCGCCAACCGTGAATTGATCGACGAATGCGTTTTTGTCCTCGCCAACAACAACAGCGGAAGCGCCTGCGACAGCGCCATCAGCGAGGTCATAGGCGCAGGGACGATGATAACCGTCATAGCACTTGGCGATGATCGTGCCGATCGGCACTTCGTTGTAGTTTGTGCCGAAAAGGTTTGCCTTTGCGATGGAAACGCTTTTGGTCTGGTAATGCGAGTCCAACCAAAGGACTTGATCGCCATATTGGTTGGAAAGCGGAACGAATGACACTGAATCAGACACTTTCTTTCTCTCGTGTTGCAGTAAAGTGAAGCGCCTTCAGGCGCCGAAAACTCGAAAAACCTTATACTCGGTTCCTCTTAGCCTTGTATCTCGCGAGATCCTCTTTAGCACGATCGGCGCTAGATTTCTCGCCCTTGTTGCGAGTTGAAGGTTTCGGCGTCTTTTTCGAAGCGCCTGACTTTGGCGAGGACGTTGCGCGCTTTCCTTCGCCATCGTCGCCATCGCCTTCGCCGCCGGTTGCTTCCTTCGTTGCAAACATATTCGGGAATGTCTTTTTGAGGCGCTTGACTTGGCGCCTCACATCATACACTTCGCCGGTATCGGCATCGACATCGCAGGTTTGCATCAGTCCTGCCAGGATGACTTCAGACACATCTGACATGCCTTGCTTGCGGCATTCCTCGCTGATGCTTTCCCTGGCGCGCATCTGCATCTTCTCGCGTTCCGCTTCTGCCTTTTCAGCCTTCAGAGCCTCGATTTCAGCTTGCGCCTTTTCGAGTTCGCTCATGCCTTCAGTTTTTGCCTTCTCGCGCTTTTTGCGCTTTTCCTCCTGCGCCTTGCGCTTCCTTTCAGCAGCGCGCAGGCGCAAAACTTCATCCTCCAATTCTTCTCGAGTAGGCTCGTCATCATCGCCGTCATCGTCATCGTCATCATCTTCGCCATCGTCATCATCTTCTGATGCGTTGGCGTCAGTATCATCGCCTTCGCCACTCGAGGCGCCTGCGCCTCCTGTCGAGGATGCGCCAGGGTTTTCGAGACCATCGCCAGCGGTATCGAGAAGACCAAAAATCAGGAGTGCGAGTTGTTGCTTGTTCATTTTAAAGCTCCGTCATCTGCCGTTGTTCTAGCGCTTGCCAGGCGCCTTTTATTCGATGACATCGCAAAGGGTATGCGCTTGCGAGTCTACACAAAACCTCGAAACTAGCGCAAGTCAAGCAAGATCAAGACAGAACGTCATCAGGGTTGCCTGCGAGGATTGCGGCAGATTCAGGCAACCATGCGATCTCTTTTTCTCGATCGTTTGGTCTACCAGGCGGATGCAGGTATTGCCTGCCATCGCCATCGACAAACGGATCGCCAAGATCTTGGACTTGTCCGTTGACTGGCAGCGAGTCGGCATCAGTGCGCGCATCGAAGGTAGCGATGCAGGACTTTTGCAATTCTGGAATGTCTGTGCGCTGCGCCTCGAGAAGTCCCTGATAATGCGCCTCGTTATAGGCATTCATCATCTCGGTTCGCACTATGCGCTCTGCGCGCCACTGCTCGCCGTTGATGGATGCCCTGACGCCATCGACGATCGAGTTGATCGACTCGCGCGATATGATGCCGTTGGCGATGTCATCGCGAATGCGGTTGGCGACTGTTTGACCATAGGCAGCGAGGCTTTCCTGATACCTTTCGATCAGGGTTTCAACCTCGAGGCTTGCAACAGCGCCGAGATTGATTGTGCGCGCCTCGGCGCCATAGAAGGATAACCATGCCTCGATCTCATCTTCGATGTGATCAGGCGCCAGCGCAACAGCGTCCTCGATGGCGAAGCGCAACAGTGCATCGAGTTGGCGCACTGACTCGGCATCAGCAACCGTTGTCAGGATGTCGATAAGCAACGCCTGATTTGCGCGGTATGCTTCGATGCTGCCCGATGCCACTTCGCGCGCAAGCGCATCGCCAACATCTTGCATCCTGTCGATGACTCTACCTCGAGTCCTTCGATCCAGGGCGAGAAGTTGGCGATGCAGCCTGCGCGCAGTCTCGGCGATTTGTTCCGGTATTTCAGGCATGGCGCGCAGCAAGATAATCGTTGGCGTATGCGCATTGCTTCATGAAGCGATCTGCGCCTCCATAAGAGAGCACTCGAAACACGTTCTTGTCAGTGGTCTTCAGGCTGCCAGCGTTGTATGCGCCTGACAGCTTGACTGGATCAACCTCGCCGAGGTCATCCGCCTGCATACGAAGGTAGGCAAACAGAAGCATGATCGAAACGTCTCGAATGCACAGATCGCCAACCTCGATCTCTCGAGGATCGCCTGATGAGAGATCGACAAATTGGAAGTCGTTTGGATAGCGTTCGCAGATGCCTCGCGCAGTGGAAAGCAATGTCTGCCCTAAGCCTGCGCTGCCTCGCCTCGGCGTTTCTGACCAACTGATAAATCCAGGCTCATGGCGTTCACTGATCGGATCTCTCTCGAAGGTGCCTTTGATCTTCAGGGACTCGGCGCAGATGATGCCTGCGCCGATCTCGGGAGCGATGCGGAACTTTTCTGCTGCGCGCGTGATGATGCCTCCTGACTGCTCGATCAACTTGATCGCAGTAAGAGGATGCCCTTTCGTCCTGACGCATCCATCGCCGTCCAACTCGAGATAACGTGCGAGTCCTCGCGAGGCATGATCAAGACCATCCTCGAACTTGACTCGCCCTGCGCCATCCTCGAACTCAGTTGCCCATTGTTTGCCGCCTGCGTGCCGATTCCATCGCCATTTTGCCATGATGCTTCCTTGTGTGTTGTCTCGAGTCTTCTGCGCGCCTGCATCGCGCCTCGAGGCTTAGTTTGGAGGCAGGTTGCTTGCGCTTTGCTGCGCGCCGAGTTTCTCGACATACTTGCGCACATCCTCGACGGCATAGAACGGTGACAGGATCGTGATCAACGTTTCGATGTCGATCAAATCGTTTGTCCACAACTGGATCAATGGAGTGATGATCGTTTGCAGATCCTGCGCAGTCGGTTGGATGACTTCTGGCCAGTGAACATTCACGTTGCCAGCGAACTCGATGCCTTGCACTCGCAGCATAAGCTCGAACCATCGCGCCAAGCCTGCGCCATATGTCTGGCGCAGGGCGCCGACAAGCGAAACCATAGGCTGCATCAGACGCTCAATTGCGACGCCTGACAAAGCGCCGACTGCGCGCTCTGGATCGTGTTCGATGACTCGAGTTACTTGCGAGAACATCTGGCGAAGCATCGTCAGGTATTCAACCGCTGCCGCCTGCCCTGCGCCTGTCATTTCCAACAAACGCACATCGGCAGGAGGCGTATTAGGAACGCCTTCGCTCTCGATAACAAGGCTGTCCTGACTGCCTCGGCGAATGGCAGGGATCGTCTGATCAGTGTTGTTAGGATCTGGCATGTTCGCCACATTCAGAAAAACGAGTTGTGGCTCTTGGTTGTAGCGGATGCCAATGCCGAGTTGTGACAGCGTATAGTTGTATTCATCCTCCAAGCCTTGCTCTGCCTCGGAAATCAAAGGCGCGCCATCGAGAGCATCAGCAACGCGAAGGTTTTGAATCCAAACGACTGGCACGAACCCTAAAGAGTGCACTGCCTCGTTTTCAACCGACCATGACAGCGCCTCGACATCGAGATCTTCAGGCACTTCATCGCCGAGATCTGCCGGTTGATAGTCGATCGTCTTATCGACATCCCAAAAGCGCCTATTCACGAAATAGGTGACGTTTCCTGCGAGATCCTCGGATGCAGACAACCAATATTCGTCGAGTTCTATGATGTCATCATCTTCGAGGTTGTTTGCGTCTGCGACCTCTTGATCTTCCCTGGCGAACTTGACTTTGACATCGCTCAACTCGAGGACTTCCGACCACATCCTACCAGTGGAAAGCTGATGGCCAGCGATGCCAACGCTGCCATGCATCAATCCATTGCGCCCTAACTCGAGTAGCTTCTGATCGAGCTTGGTCTTTTTGCGGATCTCGGCGATGGCACGATTGATGTTGTCGATTTCCTCCTGATCTGACGGATCGATCTCGTCATCAGGGATGCGGTTGCCATCTGGATCATCGAGTGAGTCAACGCGAAATTGCGGCATCCTGCCTGCGCCGAAAAGATAGCTGTTGACCGTGTTGATTGCCGAGGCGCAGAGCCTAACGAGGATCGCAGGTTGCTTTTCTCGCATCGTCAAAGATTCGTCTGCATCGTTATGAGGTGGCAGATCTTGGAATTGCTTGCCGTGGTAGTACGCAGACTGTGTGACGAAACGAGCGCTGCGCGAGGACATGCCAAGCGCGCGCGAATAAGAAAGATGACTCATGCGACATTCCTTGTGATTGATGGCGTCAGGCAGCGAAGGCGAGCGATGCCCTTGCTGCGCGATTTGTGCTCTGAATACAGACCATAGCGCAGAGCGTCGCAAGCGTGATCGTCGGATTTAACAGGCGCCTCGCTGCCGTTGTCCTTCCACTGGTAGTTATTCATTTCCCTGCGCAGGTTGACGCAGCGCCTCGAGATCTTGAGCCATGGCATGATCAAACCGGGTTCTACCTCGACAGGCTTAATCATGACTGCAACAGCGTCAATGCCCTCGACAACTTCGTTGCGCGCTGGAAGGACTTTGCATGTCAATCCTGCCTTCAGGATAGCCTTGCGCAACGTCTCGGCGTTCCCTGGCGAAGATGGATCGTGATAAATGACCTCGATGCCGTATTGTTTGATCTTGCCAATGATACGCTTGCACCATGAATCAGCGCCAGGATCGCCGATAGGCTGCCCGAATATCAGGTTTGATTTATACACTTCATCGAGGACATACATTGCGCCATCGGAAAGCTCGCCGAGGACAACAAGAGCGCCGGGGTTTGCAAACCCAAAATCCAAGCCTGCGAAGACTCGCTTGAATCGCCTCGGCAACTTGTCGATCAAGTGCGTATTGTCATCTAAGAAATCCTCGAAGATCTTGCCCTCGAAGGCGAAGAAATCCGCTTCATAGTTGCGCCGATATTGTGCGGCAGGCAGATCCTTCTTAGCTTGCTTGGCAGCCTCGACAAGCGCAGGCTTCGCCGTGTTTGCTGCCGATGTGAAGTGAAACGCCTTCACATCAGGATTTATGCGCTCTGGATCGGTTGATTTGTCCGAGATCTGCCATAGATCCTGATAATACCAATTCTGCCCCTTTGGCGTTGACGTGAACAACGCCCAACCTTGATCGGCAGCGAGGACAGGCTCGAGATTTTCTTTCCAAGTGTCAGCTTTCAAGCGTGCTGCCTCATCCGCCCAAACGCCATTTAGGCCAACCGAGACGAGACGATCTGGCCTATCCGCTGACTTGATCTCGATCAGAATGCCCCCTCGAAGCCAAAGGCGATTCAGTTGCTCATCCCACTTCAAGACAACCGGCGATTCCTCGCCTCCGAGGATCTCGAAGACTTCGCGAAGCGCAACCGAGGTAAGATCGTAGGTTGGCGCGATGATCCAGTAATGGAGGATCGGTTTCGTGTGCCTGCGTAGCTTGCGAGGCTGGCGCCATGCTTGCGCCTCGCCTCGCTTGACTGCCTCGCAATGCCGGTTGAAGTCCTCGAAGACTCGACGCACGAACTCACGCGCGATGGCATACGTTTTCCCGCTGCGCCTGCCTGCGCATACAACGATGATGCGCGCAAGGCACAGATGCAGCAACGCCTGCGCTGCATGAGGCTTGTACCCTTTCAGCGGTACAAACTTGCGCTTGCGCTTGCGAGGCTTGCGAGAAGTGCGCTTTGCGGCATCCTTCTCGCGCTTGCAGAGCATGTCAACGAATCCAGTCATATGATCACAAAAGGGCGCAGGCGCCTCGAGGCATCCTGCGCCCTTTCTCGCGCGAGTGTTGGTTGATGGCGATCAGTCCTCGGTTGGAACCTTGCGCTCTGCCTTCGCAGTGATCTTACTTCCATAAGATGTGTGGTCAAACGAGACAGAAACCTTTTCAGGGCGCAACATCATGTCGAAATCCTGCGCAACCTGATCGACGAATGAGGCAGCATCGCCAACAAATCGTTGCATCACTCCTGCGTATTGCGCCATCGCCATAGGCGCCAGCGAGTTAAACGAAGGCTGGATCGTGATCGAGAGCTTGCCTGCCAACGATACGCCTGTCTTTTCATCGATGATCGAGTGAGGACGATCGAACTTGATCGACTTCGCCGATCCTGCCAAACCAACGCAACCATCCTCGAGATGTTTGCGCGATTCCTCGAGAACTGCCCTGCGCTGCGCTGATAGCGCTTCCTTGTATGCCTTGTCTTTGTCTTCGTGCCAGGCATCCGAACCAACTGGCGTTGGATTCGTCAGAAAGGACTTGTTTGGCTCTGGCACGCTGCGAGCGCCTGCGTCGCCTACCCTCGTTTCGGACGATCCTGCCTTCGTGCCATCAATGGTGACTTTCTTGTCGCCTGAAGTAAGCGTGATGGCAACGTCATTGCCTTTCGCGAAGTCCTTCAGATCCTCGACAGCCTCTTTAGCTTTTTTCGTTGCTGCGCTCATTTTTTCCTCACTCATGATGTGTTCCTTTCCGTTGTTCTGCGCCATCAGGCGCGATGTGATTCAATGAATGCGCGATGGCAGTGATAGATAAACCATTCCTGGCCATGCTTGCGCATCCTTTCGCCGTCCAATTCCTCGAGGCGCCTTCGTGCGTTCGCCTCGACTTCCTGTTGCGTTGGCGCCTCGAGTTTCTCGACAAGCTCGAGCCTGTCCTCGAAGCGCCAGGCAACAAAGATCGCTGCCTGCCAGGGATGATCATTCATACTCGGCATCTTCGATCTCGCTGTCTTCGCAGTCTTCGTATTCGATGCGAGGATCGATCTCGTCAATCCAATCGCCGTCATCCTCGGCGTCATTGACTGCGCCTGCCAATTCCTTCGCCTTCAGTCTCGCGATCAGGATCTTCGCTTCCTGATAACCGATCGCTTTAAGGTAGCACTCGGCAGCCTTCCTCGAAGTTTCTGGATCTGGCACTTCGCATCCATCGGCGAGTTTCTCGCCTGCCATCAGCTTAAACAGGGTTTTGTGTGCCTGTTTGATGCCATCGAGTATCCAACTTTCCTCGCCTGCAAGCCAGTCATCGCGTTTCTTTTTCAGCCTGCGCTCTGTGAAGTAGTCGATCAGATCTTGGAATCCCTCGATCAGCGACATGTAATTGCGCGCAGTCTGATAGCTGACGCCTACTCGATCTGCGACCTCCTGCCACTGGACATCATAGGCGCGCAGATGCGCTGCCTGCCAATGATTCTTATGCCACGATTTGCCATCAGGGCGCGCAGGCGCATCGAAGGGAAGCGACATAGGCATATGACGCAGGAAGTCAGGCTTTTCATCCGAGGTTGTCGAAAGACTCGATGTCATAGCGTCAGGCTTGCAGATTGGATGTCATATCAATGTCATATCACATATGACATTTGACGTTTCATGTCATACCATGCGCGAGATTGTCATATCATGCAAGTGGCATCGTTAAAACAACCGACAGGAGGAAACCTGATGGCCAGAAAAAGGAAGCGTTCGCAGGAGTCCCTAGAAGAGAGTCAAAAGCGCCTGAGACTGAAACAGATCTCGAGTCGAGTGCCTGACGAGAAAGGGCGCCTGTATGACGATGGCGAAGGGCGCGTTATGGATGCCATGGCCTTCGAGTTCGCAAAGGGCGAGACTCGAATGGACTTCGGTTGCCATCCTGACGGCAGCGCAAAAGCCTCGATCTGCCTCGATGGCCAGATCGTTGATTTCCATTACATCAGCATCACTGAAAAGGATGGCAAGATCTCGTGTTCCTTCGAGTTTCTCGACTTCACAACAAAGGCAGGCGAATGACCGATCGCTATCAGATGACGCAGGAGGAAAAAGACGCCTGGCAGGAGGCGCTTGATCATCCTCGCGCGACGCAATGGAAGGCGCGCAAGCGTATCCTGCCAGGGATGAAGGAAGCGGCAGGCATCGCGCGCAGGGATTGCCAGGAATTGCGCCTGACTTGGCGCCAGGCGCGCAGCGAGTTGAAGGATCTCGCATATCATCTTGGATTCATGGCAGGCATTCCGCTTTTCTGGATCTTCTCGATGATGGCGCCTCGGTTCTTCATCCGCCAAGCGCACAAACAAGCCTTGCATCGCCTCGAGGAAGCGAACGCACTGGATCGCAGGCTATACAACCGAGTAGAACGGCACGCATTCAGCGAGGAGGAATGATGGGAAACAAACGAAAAGCGAAACGATGGTACTGCCCGAAATGCGATGAATGTTCGAGAGAACACACAAGGCGAGGCAGGCAAGTTAATCCAGTGAAGGAAGGCTTTGCGGTTTGCCATAAATGCGAAACGAAACTTTTGGATCGGCGCCCTGGTAGGGGAGGCGAATACAAAAACGAAAGGCGATGACAGATGGCAGGCAAGATCCTTCAATTCGATCCAGTCGATGACGCACACTGCGCAGGCTGGCTATGTTGCGTCGAATGTGGTTATGTATCTGTGCATGTGTGGCCAGAAACGTGCGACCTCGCAGACATCGAGTGTCACGAATGCCATGCATCAGGACATGTAGAAGTGTGGAACCGAACAAACCTGTTGCCATTGAATGACGAATGGCGCGCATCCCTCGAGGCTGAAATGTCACGCAAAGTTACCTGCCAGATGAAATGCACCCTGATCGACGTTGACAAAGAAAACGCCGATCATCGCCGAGT